CACCAAACATTCATCACCGGCTTTAACTGGAAACGTTAGCGTACAGCCTCCGCCACGCGGGAATACCACTGGCACATCCACCAGCAATGGGTAATTTTTGGTAATGCGGTTGCCGTCGTTATCAATTTCAACGTAACGGATAGCAGGCTGTACAACCGCCGTCACCGCATCAGGAGCGAATGACTGAACAATGCCAGGCAAGGCGACACGGATCTGGTTCTTTGTTGTTTCCCGTTCAGATTTAAATGTTTCGGCAAGGTCGCCGCTGCGGGTCTGGTCAGATACTGCCATTTAGTAGGCTCCAGAAAGCAAAAAACCCGCCAAGTGGCGGGTTTGAATTTTGAGAAATTTCAGCTTATGCAGTTAACGAGTCATCACCAATCTTCAGTAATTGATTAACGATTGCATCGACCTCTTCCGCATCCAGAATTACACTTCTCGCGGTAATCCGGTTGATTTTCCGCTCAAGCTTGTAATCAGAATTAACACGTTGGGCATGCGTCATTTTCAGTTTAACGCCGATTTTCTTTACTGCGTTAACATCAACATCGTTAAGTGCAGCTGCCTCACCACTACAAAAGGCCGTATAGACTCGCATGTGAACTCCACCTTTTAGTTTTTCACCATCTTGTGTAGCGGTCGGTACCAGATTGTTGGTGATCCGTAAGGCGGAATGGTACATACCATAGTATGCTCGGCTAATAGCATTTCTCGTCCACATCTCACCGTTTAGAGCCAGGGAATGCTTAGCCAATTCAAGAAAACAGGTATGCTCAACCGACATTAGAGTTCCCCGGCTTCAAAGCATCCGACGCATTCTGAATCCGCAAGCCCCGCAATAATAATCTCATCAGCCAAGGCATTATTCATCTGCGAAAGAAGCACTGGATCGTCTGTTTTGACTTCAACGAACAGCGTATCAAGTTCTGACATTACATAAAAAGCATGAGCGCCAGCAAGACGAGCGCGGTACTTTTCTGCAACGTTCATCATGAGCCGCCCAATAGTTTTTAGCTCCTGAGCATGATCTTTTTGGGTATGCAGATAATTGAGCGTGTCATACCATTTGCCCATATCTTCAGGGCGCGGCACTTCCATTGCAGTTAGCATCGGCATCACCTTTTCAAGCAAATCGATATCAACCCAGTATGCAGAAATTGTAGCAACCTCAGCCAATATCGTTGGATTAAGTGAATCAGATGCTTTCTGAATCATCACATACTGGCGAGCATGCAAACCTAAGTTACGCAGCGCAATCGTATAGTTACAAAAAGAAACTGGATCGTTAGGCGCTATTCTCAACCCCCGCTCACAGAGTGAACATCCTTCATCTATTTCACCAAGAACAAGCTTAGCTAAGCCTTCAATTGATAGCCCCTGATAACGTTCAGGTAGTTTCTTCGCTTCACGAATGATTCGATGGATTTCAAACTCACTCAGAAGGTTTTCACCCTTAGTTAATGAAGGAGTCAGAAGATCTAACAGTTCTCCTGATTTTGGCTGCGCTAAGCTCATGTTTTAGTTATTCCTGGCTTTAATGAAGTAGCATATCGATGGCAATCCACCATCAAAAAGTCAGTGCAGTGTAATCGCTCGTCTCAAAAAACAACAGTTTTTAGAGCACATTTTGTTGTTTTTCAGGCGTTACGAATTTCAGGTTACCTTCACCCAGCCACTTTTTTACAAGGGAAAGATCCGATGATTTTCGGCGCATCCATGCTGTTCTGCAGAAGCTGGACATTCAGGAATCGCGTTTCGGTACCAGGGCGACGAATGTATTCAAAGCCGTAGTTGTTACCGTCTTTGGCAGGCATAAGCCCCATGTCTACTTTCAAACCATTGGTACCCAGTTCGGTGATTTTTTGAGAGGTAACTCTTTCACCGTTGATAGTCGATAACTCGCCCTGGTTTGCAACCATAGTGTAGCCACCGCATTTAACCGTGAAGCCATCCGCCCACGCGCTGCACGCAGAAAAGACAGCTAACAGAAAAATAATACCCCTCATTGCTCATCCCCTTTGCAAAGCCGATCGCGTATACAGATCCGCCGCGCCACGCGCTTCGCACATCATATCCATGTACCACGCCTGGCCCCTTGTGTCGCCAGTGTACATAATCCCGCGCACAATATAAACGCCATCCGTTGCGATGCTGGCAGGCTGCGATGTGGTGCCGCTTAGCGTGATATTTCCATCCGTGTTCTGGTCGGTGATCTGACCACCAGCCATCGCAATATCGTTGTTCGACAAGGCGGTACGATACACGGAAGCCTGATCCAGCTGAATAAGTCCGTTAACCCGGATGTTCGGATTAATAAGCGCGCGGACGTTTACGCCGTTACCGATAGTCTGCTGCGGCATGCCAATAAGCCCGGTAGCGCTGTTGAGCACAATCGCTTCATGAACATATTCGTTATTCGCCACCATCTGGCGCTGACCGTCCACGAATTGCCATGTTGTGCCACATTGCCCGGCTACGTTATCCATTAGATGCCGCGTCATGCCAAAGAGTACCCGCCCCCGGGGGAATACAGTAGCAGGCATTTCAGGCGTCAGGCCTTCGGTCGCGCCTTTGGCTTCGAAGTCTTTCATCAGCGCACGGTTTACATCAGCGACCGTGTAACCGGCAGCCAGCGTCTGTGAGGTTATACTGGTGGCAAAAGCCAGATCAGTATCTGCTGCCTGAATCAGGACGTAGGAATCAACCGGACTGTCTTTTCCTGTGACCGAGTAGCGAATTTCACCGCTGAAAATCAGTCCGTAGTTGCGGCCATCACTCTGACCCACGTCCGCCGCGTCAACTTCCCGCACGGTCCCGACGTCGCTTGCCGACACCTCCGGCGCGATACCGTCGTAACCGGCAATCAGACGCACTTTCGAAAACTCCTGCCCGGTGATTCGGTTCACAGTATCTGCCGAGAGGTTATAAATTTTGATAGTCCCTACCCGGGACGCGCTGCTGATGTTGAACCAGTCGATCGTAAAGGTGACTTTAAAATCACTTAGCTCAATTCCCTGACCGTTCCCGTCCACAAGCTGCAGCTCGAAATGTCTCATCCAGTTCTGTGACATGCTTACTCCGTTGATACCAGTAAATGGCTGCGACCGCCCAGGTCAGTTTTTGTGGGGTAATCCTGTGTGTTGTCATCACAGACCACCACCAGCTTAAAACCAAGCCCCATACAGGCGTACTGCGCCAGCAGGTCAGCACCAGTGACGAGAGGAATACCGGAGATTACCGGCTCCCCTCTGTCGTTCTGCAGGTCCATAATCCAGTACAGATCGCGCCATATGATGCTAATCCGCCAGGTGACACCACCCAGGACGATGCTGAACTGCTGGTTGTCCGCTGTCAGCGGAATTTCCTGAATTGTCATTAGCCGCCCCCCAGTAATGACGCCACGTTACCCGTGATGCTTTTCAGCAGTGAAGTATCTGGAGGTTTTGTGGTTTTGTTGCCGCTGTTCTGTACCGCCGACGTGCTGGCCCCTTCCTTCATGTTGGTTTTATCCGCGACGGTAATCTGCTGTGTCCGGGAGATAATGACCTCCCTCAGGGTGAGGACGGCGGACAGGACGTTTTCGGTTGTCTTGTCCGTCGTCACTTCCAGCGCCCGGATCAACATGTTGCTGTACAGCCGTTTACCGGTTACCACATCGAAGGGGATACGGCTTTCCTGCAGATCCAGTAGCTCCTGATACGTCTGCTGAGGACTCAGGCCGAGCAGGCTGGTAGCCGTCAGGTTACTGGCAAAATCCAGCAATGCGCCGCCACCGGCGAAACCAACCTCCATCACCACTTCTGACGGTTTTTTATAGGCATGATCAGCGACAGCGGCCCCGACCTCTACCGGATGCTCTGTTATTTCAAGCATATCTGTATGCTTCTCTGAAATAACAACACTGGGAACAATCATTCCTATTTTTCTGCTCTGCTGATGAAAAAGTGTAGAGAGAATATCCACTAACCCACCCTCACCTGATTACTTCGCATGACCTGAGCATTTGCAGACTGTTGCCGACGTGCAACCTCATTACCGACAGCGTGCGGATCTCCGCCACCGTAAATATGGTAGGTATTTTGCTGGTTAACCTCTGTCACTTTGCCACTAATTCCCGCCACGGCAGCCTTATTAATCAGCTCTCGAGAATAGATATTTCTTCCATTCTCATGCTGGATAATGCTGCTCATCAATGCTGACATGGTTTGCGGATCGCTCATATTCAGGGCAGCCCGGGGATCCACTCCCAGTCGTTGCGATACAGCCCTGATATACGCGGTTGTGTTGTTATTATCAGACGCAGGTGCCCAGGTAGAGATAATTTTCTCCACACTGTTTATTCCCCGTCCGGCGTACAGCATTAACTGACGAGCAAGAGCCCGTAATCCATCAAAAGCGGTTTCAAATCTGGCAAATCGCCCGCCCGGTCGTTCAAGAGAAGCCCCCGCCTGACCAGCAAAATTAAGGTTTCCCGGATTGTTATTCCGTTCTCCTCGCTTCGTAGCCTGTGCATGTTGTTCCGGCTCAGCACCTGGAATATCTGACTGAATATTTGCGCCTTTTACGGTATGAGGATTACGACCAAAATCGGTATCAATGCCAAGCCAGCGCAATGAATCTCCAATATTTTGTTTCGTGTAATCCCAGGATGACTTCGCACTGGCACCAATATTTTCGCGATCGGAGTACAAATAAGCAGCATAAGCCATCCAGCCTTTTAACCATGGAGGTACCGGCAAACCAGATATTTTCCCGAAAGCCCCCAGAACCCTGGATACCCAGACACCCGCGATGAATGTACCGAGGATTTCCAGTGCATTTTGCCAGCCGCCAACACCATCTTTTAGTTCCAGAAGGTGATCACGAAGCCAGGTGATCGCATCCTTCGCTTTATCTATTGCCGGTTGCCATTTTTCCCAGTCGATAAGACTGTTACCGCCTTCTTTCCATGTTTTGTAGTCTTCCCACAAGAGACCGAGAGCCACGATCAGACCGGTAATCAGCCCTATAGGTGACATCCAGAAAGTAGAGTTAAGTATCCGCATGGCGACAACCAGACCGCCGATAACCTCTATCAGGGTTTTCGTTTCGGCATCCAGTTTCCCCCACCACTCGATGATATCTCCGACACCATCGACTATCCGAAATGCTACCCGCCCGACTATCTCACCCAGCCAGAGGATCCCCTTTATGACCTTTGTGATGGTGACTTCAATTTTGGGAAAATTTTCAATTATCTTTTTGCGCAGGTTATCAATCTGCCCCGCCAGTCCGCCCGCAAGATTCGATCCGATTTTGTCCCGCGCCATCCCGGCCATTTCACCGAGCGATTTCAGCGAGGTCATAAACCGGTTTGACGATAAGGCAGCCTGATCGGCATTAAATCCGATCGCTTTCACCATTTCTGAATACTGAGCGCTGAACTGCCCCACTCCGCGACGCATAGCCATCAGGGTATTTTCGTCAATGCCCAGCATCTGCGCATACTGGTTAGCCCGGTAATACGGCATACCGCTGAGCTTCTGGCCTACACCTGTAAAAATAGCGGCCATGTCACGCATGTTGCCGCTGGCATCACGGGTCTGTACGCCCAGGCGATTCAGGAAGCCTTCCGCCCCGGGATTGTTACGAATAAACCGGGAGAGGCTTTCCAGAGAAGATCGCGCAGCGTCCACGCTGCCGCCAACCTGCGAAACCGCATAGCCAATAGACTGAATTCCCTGGACTGTCGCGCCGGTGCGCTGTGACGCCCAGTAAAGATTATCCAGACCGGAGGCGATCTTAGCCGTAAAGGCCACCACGGACAGCGCAGCTCCTTCAACAGCCAGCCCCATTTTGATGACATTTGCAGTTGTACCGGCGAGGACAGAACCGAACTTTTTCGCTCCTGCATCATCCACACTGAAGCCAAGCGAGACGAGGAAATCTTTAATAGTTTCAGCGTTCATTATCCTCTCTCCATTTCTCAATGCGCCGCTGGTTATCCGCTTTTACCGCCAGATGGTCATTCAAAAGAGCAATATCGTACAAATCGACAGAGCCATCTTTAAGTGCTGTATAAGGAATTAACCCGGCGTCAACCGGATTGAGAAGGTAGGACAGCCCGTCCGGCAGGCTGTTAAACGTCAGCCATGTTGCAGGCTCTGCGTCGTGCTGGTAAGGGGTGTAGGCAAAAAATTTCCCAGCGAATCGGCGACCACCCGCGCCACCAGCTGCAGCATGACCAGCAAGTCAATATCATCAAACATCAGTTCGCCCTGGGTAAATACCGGAACCCATCCGTCCATATGACGCCGCGATACCACCGCAAGACAGGGATGAATAATCGCATCGGTGTCATCTTCGGTCAGGGAAGACAGTTCCTCAGCGATACGCGGGAGCATGGTTTCAAACACCGGTTTTAACTGCTCGAATTTCACGGTGTCGATTTTGCCATCAGCAGGCAAACGGGAGCGAATGCTCCCGAAATCTGACATCATTCCTGCCAGCACCGGCAGAAGTTTGCGGGTCACTTTCAGCTGATCAAAAACGCTGAGTTTTGCCGCGCGATATTTCACGCCTTTGATTTCGAATTCCATGTATTAAAACTCCCCGAGAACCTGGTCAATCTTGCCGCAGTCAAACACCCACGGCATCGTATTACCGGTTTTAGCGTTGGCATTATCCGGTTGTTTCTGGAACGCAACACTACGTGCCGTGATGATGTCGCCGCTGACCTTGTTTCGGATCACAATAACGTTATTCCCCCATGTGGCAGAAGACTGGCTCTGTGCGTTATACGCCAGCGACAATTTTTTATTTGTCGGTGATGTCTTCAGAAGGTTAACGGTAATCGTCCCGCTTTTATCTGCATGGAGACTGTGCATCACTTCGCCATCAGCACCGATGGTCATGGTGTTTTTAGGACCGCCCATCGCAACCACAATCCCCTCTTCAGAACTTGCAGAACCGTACCCGAGGTCAATCGAACCGGTCGGCCCGGTCAGCGTCGCAGTAACATCCATAAAAGAATAGGTAGACATTCACTTCCCCTTAGCGAACAACGTTAATCTGTACGTCAGCGTAATGAACCGCGCCTGCAAGTTTTATTGCAGCCTGAATCACCGGAGCCTTACGGGCTTCACGTTCTGATTGTGCCTGTTCATCCAGCGGCTGGGCGTATACGTAATAACCTTTGGGCAGCGTGTCACCTGATGACAACTGGCCAAGGTCGCCCCCGTTCCATACGCCCGGAGCAATCAGTCCATTCTGAACGGCCTGATCCAGTGATTTTTCAACATTTGATAACAGTCGGGTAATACCGGCTTCAGTCTGGGGAACTTTCGTGGTGCTGGTATAAAGCAGGTTATAGAGGTTGGTCTGCACATAATTCTGTAACCAGTCCAGGCCGTGGCGTTCATCAAAGAAATCGCCGTTAGCCATCACTCCCTGCTGGAGGATAGCCGTATCATTCTGGTAGTACACGAATACATTGCAGTTTTTTGCATCAAGTGCCGATGCCTGGCTGACTGTCAGTGTTTCATACCCGACACCCGGCTCCTGCTTAAACTTGAGCGTAATCGCGGTATTACTGCCATTGAAATTAACCGTGAATACCCGGCCAAATGCAGATAACGCAGCGTATTTATTACCCGATGAATACTGAATAAAACTGCGTGAATATCCGGCGGTTTTCAGTTTTGATGCCAAATCATCGCTGGATGCAGTCTGCAGGCATTTATCATCGCTTGTCGTAATCGCCAGAATACGGCTTACAGAAGAGGATTCGATCGCCGCAGCCACTTTCAGCCAGTCTGCATCCGGAATATCTTCATCGTCTGCAATCCCCAGCCCATACCATGAAGTATAATCGAGCATGGCATTCACAGCCTGCTCCAGCGTCTCAGGCGTGGCCTGTTCGCTGTCTCCCTTCGTTTTCACCCAACGACCAACAAAAACCTCCTGAGGTTTCGGTGATTGTGAGAAAAACACCTGCGCAGCCTTATATTCTGGTGATTCCACGCCAAAATCTTTTCCAATATCTTCCGCGGCAGAATAACGGCGAATGCGCTCACTTACCGGAATGATTGTGGACGGGCCGAGAATGAGTAATGCACCAAAATTTCGCCCTGATGCTGCACGCGGCGACATGATCACATCAACATTAACAACGTTTGATACAGGCAAGCCCTGTGCCATAGCTTAATCTCCGAAAAAGATGACTGGTGCTTCCACCAGCGATTTAATACCGTACTCGCGCACAACCTTCCGGCGCAGGCGCACCGTCATATCGTAGCGGCGGACCCATTGCTGATTAATAAGTTCAGGGAAGGGGGTCAGACCTGTGTAATCGCCAAGAGACAGCCCCAGCGCATTCAGTGCTGCATTGTTCTGCGGTACAGATATACCGTCACGAAACCGGGACGCATACACCATCCCCGCCGGTCCATAAAACGAAGCCATACACTCAATCGTTTCATGCCGCCAGAGCTTAGAGCCATCATCGGTCTGTCTGGTGAATGCCGGACTGTCATCACCTGACCATCCGATAACCCCAAACGCACACCAGTTCGTTTCAGCCGGTAGCAGTGGCGGCTGCTCTTTCTGCCAGCGCGGGCGAACCATCCCGGCAGACAGGCCGGAAACGTTACGCATCCACTGGCTTAACAGCCTGTCGAGCGCTTCGTCATAATCCGGATCGCCACTGGTTGGTATCAGCCATCCGCGCTCTGTACTGGTGTTATTGCTCAACCGGAGTTCCCCCATCAAACGGCATCAACTCACAATGCGCCTGAACGAATCCGGCCCCATAAGCTGTATACGGGTCGACGAAGGTCACACGATAATCACGGCCCTGATACGTCACGATATCGGCATCACGGCCAGTCTGTCCCTGCGTCAGTCGCTCAGTCGTCACAATCAGAATTGCACCGCTGATTACCTGCCCTGCCTGCATACGGCGGTTTTCCAGAGAGCGATCAACAGTTACGACTCCGGCAAACTGCTTTTTAACTTCGCTGTCGCTGCCGATCCCGTCCTCATCCACCGTTTGCACTCGGCGTGTTACCCACAAATTGAAGTCGCAAAAATCGGGGTCAAAAAGCACATCTGTTACATCAAGAGTCGGCATCTTTATCCCTCACTACATGGGTAATAGCTCTGCGATATTGCCCGGTGTCAATTAATGGTTTCGCCAGATCGGTTCCGGGAGATTCGCCAGCAGCGCGCCGGGCAAGTTCCAGTGTTGCCCCCTTGCGCCCCCGACGAGCCCGGGCTTCAACAGTGCTGTCAGCAAGCGGCGTAAAGCCGGTAATGGTCATGTAACGCCTGACGCCATTAGCGGCCAGCGTTCCGGCACGGTTGAGTGCGCGTTCTGCTCCCGCAGCATTACCATCCAGTGCAGCCTGCGCCGCGGCTTTGAGCTGCGGCACCGTCTGCTCTTCTGCCGATTTAACGCCGGGGGCCAGGTGAGGTCGTGGCGGGATGTTCTGCTCTGGTGAGCCGTATTCGTTGAGGTAACCGATGCCCGCATTACCAAACGGAACATCATCCCGCTCGCTGTCTTCCGAAGGGATGCCGACCAGCACATCTTTTTTGGTTAACGACCTGAGCGCATCCAGAATGGCCTTAGCGTTATCCACCCTCGTTGTTACACCGCTTTTGAAACTCATAGCTGGCGACCGCCTGCACCGAACATCGTGATCAACTGATAAAATTCAGCGCCATATCGGGTGTTATTCCAGAAACCTGCATCAGGATTCAGCGTCGCGCTGGTGTCATAGCTGACGCTTACCTTGTCAACGGACTTGGAGGATTGAACACCATTGGTTGAACCGCCCGGGCCGCCAACCAGCATTGCCCGACTATCTGCCGCCCATAGCGTCATGTAGTGAGCCACGAACAACCCGGCAAAGTACGGAAACAACTTTTTTCCGGTGACGTTTTCGCTCAGCAGTTCATCGGCCAGATTCAGACGAAACTGGATTTGCGCTTCGGGATATTTGGCAGGGTCAGCAAACTGCGGGAAGTCGCGGCGAAAATCACTTACCGCTGGCAGACTTTGATTCTTTGGCATTTTTTACCTCGTTACGCGCGTCTGTGGCTTTGCCAACGGATACCTCCGCGTGCGCACGAGTGAACCAGTGCGTGGCAACGTCTTCCTCCACAGCATGACGGCCTTTAAGAAACTCGCGCCGTGAACCGTCGGGAAGCGTGAGCACAAACGGGGTATGTACGTGTATTACTGCATTATTTTTTGCCATCAGGTCATCCTTAATGACCCCGCCAGGGGCCATGTGGCTGTTAAATGCCATCAACGTACGAAATGGTTTCTTTGTACACTGGCTCAACCGCACCCAGCTTGCCGTAGTAAGTGACGATCTGATACAGACCGCGATACTGCACCGGCACGCTCTGAAGCGGAACCAGCGGGTAGCGGACGTATTTTTTATCGTTGGTGTACGCAACCATGCGATCCTTTTTCCCCACACCACGGCCTTTCAGCCATTTAACCGCGCGGATATTCAGCGGAACACCGTTCTGGTGATAGCTGATGGTGTTGGTCTGAAGATACGTCAACAGGGACTGGTTACCCGCAGATGAAACGATGATGCTGGACAACAGAGCAAACTGCTCAGGCGGGATCAGCAAATCACGCGGAACCACAGAGTAACCGGAAGCGGCCCACGCATCAGACAGCACCTGGTTAATGCTTGCGCGGATTTCGTCCGGTGTTGAGGTTGCCCACGTTTTGGCAGCGTTGTTGGCAGGAACACCGTCCAGGGTAACAAGACCTTTCAGGTTTAATGCGGAATCGCCAACATACACCTGTTCATCGTTATCCATCTGCCATTTCAGTTGCATCCCGTCATACTTCTGCGTATCGATCGGGCGTCCGACCTGCTGAGCAGCCTGCAATTCTATGACCGTCCAGCCAAGCTCCATCCCCCACAGGTTCAGCGGGTTACCGGATTTGCCGATATCCACGTTTACGCCAGCAATAGCGGTTGAGTCTTTGCCTACCCAGTTTTTGCCATTCGGATTTGCACCAGTACCCGCAGCGGCGAAGCTGGTATTCGTCCAGCTGGAAATGTCATCTGCGATAGAGACATCTTCACGCAACTGAATATCGCGGGTCCAGGTGTACCCCACCAGTGGCAGGTTCAGCGTCTGGTCGAGTCGCTCCAGCTCCCCGATGAGAAAGGCACCAGAGCTGTCAACGGTTGCCTGATCAAAAGTAATCATTCGTCTGTTCCTTAAATCTTCCAGGAAATTTCTGCATTGCCGTCAGCATCACCGGCACCTGTGAATTCAGCGTTGGTCAGCACCACGTTTTTGCCACTGACTGACGTGGCCATGAATCCACCCAGCGGCACTTTGATGGATTCATCAGTGGAGACGACAACGTATACCGGGTCGCCTTTTTTGATGGTGCTGGCATCAAAATCAGAACCGAGATTAACGGTCACGTAGCCACGCTTCATGGCGTCGCCCGGGAAGTTCTTGCCACTCCCCACCTGGCGAACCATGTCCGGCTGCGAAGTGGTCGGATAAGGGCGCACGTAGATCCCCTTCACCTTGTCTGCGGTATCACCATCTGCCAGCGGCACGAAAAAACCGTCATCATCGTATTTACCAGCCAGCCCATAAGCAGCGAAGGCGTTATCGGATTTAAGGACTACCGGTTCGACGGTTAAGTCCTGCGGGCGAGAGACAGCCCCGGCAATGCCAACAGGCATCCGGTACAGAAATACATTATTCATTTTTTACCCTTTACGGTTTGCCCAGAATTCAGCGTTTTGTTTGTTCAGGGAAGCGATACTGGTCATGCCCATGTTTGGGCGCTGTGCATCGCCGGTGGTGGCGCGGGTGTTTCGCCCTTTGGCAATCTCAGACACGGCATTAAACGCCATGTCGACCGATTGTTTCGG